GGAAGTAACCTCACGCGTGCCTAACCCGCAGCCCGCAACGATTAAACCGGAATCCAGCGTGTCCGCCGCCGGCGCCCTGTTCGCCTTCGCCGCCGTGCTGACGCTGGTCAGTGGCCTGGCGTGGTGGTTGGCCGGTGGGCGGCGCAAACCTGGCACAACAGCCGCGGATCGGTATGGCGGGCGCCCTTCACGCGTAGCCCACATCCCCGACAGGTGTAGCCGGGTCCTGGCCCCGTGGGCGTGGGGAGGGTGAGCGGGTCGGCCGCGTCATACCAGACCGCCTGCCCGACGACTGCCTTGCGGGTCAATGCAAGGCGAGGAGCGATCGTCACCGCAGGTTGAGGCGCTACCTGCGAGCCAAGGTCGAGCGGTAGTGGGGTCAGAACCTCCTTTTGCCGAGAAGGGGTCTCGACCTTCGGCTCATTGGCCATCGGCGGCAGCGGCAAGCCCTCCATCGCATGGGCGAGGAGAGCTATGCATTTACTGCGCGCCACCCGTAGCCGCTCGTCGTCCGACAAGCCGCCGGTCTCGATGAGCAGCTGCTCCAGCCGCGCCCATACCGCGGCAGCCAGCGCGGCGTGATTTGGCGTGTCGCTCATGCTATGTCCTTTTTATTTGACTTCCATAAAATCTGGGTGCATATAGGAGGGGTCACAACGGAGAACGCTCATGTACAAAATCCGCAAGCATAAAGGCCGCTCCGGCAAGTCGGTCTACGAATGGCGTGTTTATCACGTGTTCGATAACGGCCGTCGTCAGACGCAGCTTGGTAAGCATCGCACCGAAGAGGCCGCGCTCAAGGAACTCGCCTTTCGTGAGAGTCGCGACCGCATCGTTAATAGCACTCGCTAGTTCATCACAACGGAGAACCACCATGACCGACGAACCGCACCTCTGGGAAAAACTGCGCGATGCGCAGCAGCACCTCGATTATCGTACCGACAAGGCCAGATCCGTTTATCTCACCCTCGAAAACGCCGCGATCCATGCCCACGAGGCAAGCTGTTTCAGGAGACATAACGGCACTCCCGTCAATTGGCATGCTGTCGCCATCGCCCATGTCCGCGAGCAGCTTACCTGTTCCCTCAGCGGCTCCCTGAAAGACTGGTTCGCCCAGCACGGGGTGACGCCATGAAAGGGCTCTCATTCGAGGACATCTGGATCATCGCCATGCTTCTGCTCTTCCATGCCTTGATGATCAGGGAAGCAATCAAAGAAGCCTTGCGTAAATCCTAGACGCCCCAGCCCCTTGCGCGTATGTTGCCCCAAACACCACGCGCAAGGGGGACGCATGGCCTACGGTAAAATCATCCCATTCGTCACCGCCGTGGCCACCGACGCCACACAAGAAGCCGTCGCACGCCTCAACGCCGACGCCGCACCACAACGCTCAAGCCTCGAACACCTGCTCGCTGAAGTGCAAGCCGAAATCCGCCGCATCGACGGCGTCATCATGGAAATGGACGCGCAACTGCAACGCCTGCACGCGCAAGCCAGCCAGCGCGCCGAAGACCGCCTGCGTCGGCAAGTTAAAATCGACCAGATCCGCGAAAAGCGGGCGCATACAGAACAGTCCTAAAACAATGCCTTGGAAAGCGGGTCAAAGCGGCAACCCTGGAGGCCGACCTAAAGCAAACGACGAGGTCAAGGCGCTGGCTGCTGCGTATACTGTCCCCGCCATCGAGCGGCTCGCGTTCTGGATGAACAGCGACGATCCGCGCGCATCTGTGCCAGCATCGCAGGCGCTGCTTGATCGCGCCTGGGGCAAGCCGCCGATCACCGCGGCCGGCGAGGGCGGCGACGGCAAGCTCGAAATCATCATCCGGCAACTCGTCGACGTGCGCGAGGAATAACCATGCTCGCCATGACCATCCTGTTTATCACGATCTGCATCGGCGCACTCACCGCGCTCTACTGTATCGCCAAGACGCTCGATCCGCCCATCCGCTTTAGTGACGACTGATGGAATCGCGCATACCGCACGGCGGCTGGGACCTGCGTCCGCACCAGAAGCCGCTATGGAAATATCTGCGCAAAGGCGGCCTGCGCGCGATGGCGGTCTGGCATCGCCGCGCCGGCAAGGACGACGTTTGCCTGCACAGCTGCGCCGTCGCCATGCTGGAGCGGCAAGGCACGTATTGGCACTGCCTACCGCAGTTCAATCAAGCGCGTCGCGTACTGTGGGACGCGGTTAACCCGCATACCGGCAAGCGCCGCATCGACGAGGCGTTTCCGCACGAAATCCGCGAGACCACGCGCGAGCAGGACATGTTCATCAAGCTGCGGAATGGCTCGACCTGGGCCTGCATTGCCAGCGACGAATACAATCGCACGGTGGGCGCCAGTGCAGCCGGCATCACCTATTCCGAGTTTGCCTTGCAGAACCCGTCAGCATGGGCGTTCCACAAGCCGATGCTCGACGAAAACAAAGGCTGGGCCATTTTCATTACGACCCCGCGCGGTCGCAACCACGCCTACACCATGTTTGAGTTCGCCAAGAAGGAACCAGGCTGGTTTGCCGAGCGGCTGACCGTCGAGGACACTGGCGTCATGTCTCCAGAACAATTGGGGGCGCAGTTGCGCGAGTATACCGCGCTCTACGGCGAGGACGTCGGCAGCGCGCAGTATCGCCAAGAGCTGTTCTGCGATTGGAACGCGGCCCTGCTTGGTTCTATCTTTTCCCGCGAAATGCTGGCTGTACGCGACGAGGGTCGCATTCTGCCGATCGAGGTGCCGCGCGGCATACGGGTCAACCGGGCCTGGGACCTTGGTATCCGCGATGATACGTCTATCTGGTTTTTCGCGATTGTCGGCGCGCAGATCTACATCGTCGACCACATCGCCACGTCCGGCGTCGGCATCGAGTGGTACGCCGAGGAGATCGAGAAGCGGCTCTTAGAGCACGGCTGGGCCAACGGCGACGACTATGTGCCGCACGATGCCAAGGTGCGCGAATTCGGCCAGGGCAAGACCCGCGTCGAGACCATGATGCAACTCGGGCTCAAGCCCATGCTGGTGCCGGACCATCGGGTGCAGGACGGCATCAACGCGGTGCGCCGAACGTTGCCGTTATGTGTGTTTCACCCGCGCACTGAGGATAGCGGGATCGCGGCGCTGGAGCAGTATAAGCGCGAGTGGGACGACGAGAAGAAGGCGTTCAAGGCGAGTGCGCTGCACGACTGGACCTCGCACCCGGCGGATGCCTTTCGCTACCTCTCGATGGCGTGGACCGGCATGCATCGCAAGCCGATCCCGGAGCCTAAGCTGGAGGGCTTCCGCATCCCGCCGCCGCCGGAGCCGCGCAGAGGAGGTCTGAGGTTATGACCAGCAGAGAAGAAGGCGGCGATCGCGCCGTAAGGCTAATCCAGGATTTGGGCGATCTCCCCGAGCCGGAAGACTCCATGGCCGTGCTGTTGACGGCACTGAGTTTCCTAACCGTGCTGACGGCCAGAGACCGACAGCATGCGGCCGAAGTCGCCAAGGGGTTGGGCAGCTCTTTGATTCGGTCGGTGGTAAAGGACTATGACGAGGTGGCGGCTGGCCTTGACAAGATTTCGGCGCTCGCTCGTCATGAGGGGACACGACAATGAAGCTTCCGAAGCGCGGCCGGCAGGTGTTCGATCTGCTAAAAAAGCAAGGAGATCCCGAAGAGGGGCGGGAAACCCTGCTCCGGGTGTTAAGCTCTATTATGACCGCGGACGCGGACACCAAGGACGAGGCCATCCAGGACGCGGCGTCGTTCAGTGCCGACCTAGTCCAAGACATCATAGAGGGGTGGGAGGAAGCCCAGCAGATCAAGAACGACTTTAAGCTGAAGATCGTCCCTGGTGGGCGACAATAGCCGAAACTTAGGCTAGGAAGGGCTAGACCGCGGACGGGAAGCCGGGTCAGCAGGGGGCATGGCCGACACGGCACCGCCGGTCGAGGCCGATTTACGGACAGAAGACCACGACTACAACGTCGCCATTGAGCCGAAGTCGGCCAAGGCGTGGATAAACCTGCTTGAGGAATCGGAAAAGGCGTTCGAGGACTGGAACGAACGCTGCGACAACATCGACAAGGCTTATGCCAACCTGGCGCAGCTCTCCAACCTGAGCCGGGACAAGCAGTTCCAGATGTTCTGGAGCAACATGGAGGTGATCAAGCCGGCCATTTACGCCAAAAAACCCCAGCCCGTCGTTGTTCCTAAATTCAAGGACCGGCGCCCGGTCTACCAGGAGGCTTCCGAGGTTGCCGAGCGCTGTGCCACGGTGGCGTTCGATATCGCGAAAATCAACGAAACCATGCTGCTGGTGCGCGACGACCTCGCCATGCTGTCGCGGGGCGCGGTCTGGTGCCGCTACGTGTCCGGCAAGGACGGCGTCGGCTATGACGGTTACGAGCACGTCTGCATCGACTTCAAGAACCGACGTGACTTCCTGCACTCGGTCAGCCGCAACTGGTCGGAAGTCACTTGGGTGGCGGGTGCCGCCTATCTGACCCGCTCGGAGGCGCGCAAACGGTTTCACGAACACTCCGGCGACGCCTACCAGGAGGCCGAGTACCGGGTCGACAAGGACGCCAAGGAAATCGGCGGCGCCGACGCCCGCGAGCGCGCCAAGTTCTGGGAAATCTGGCACAAGCCATCAAAGCGGGTGCTGTGGGTCGCCAAGGGCGTCGAGGACATTTTGGACGAGGACGATCCGCACCTGGATCTGCAGGGCTTCTTCCCTTGTCCCAAGCCGGCTTATGGAGCACTGCAACGCGGCAGTCTCGTGCCGGTACCGGACGTGCTGCAGTACAAGGATCAGCTCGAAGAACTGAATTCGCTAACCGGGCGCATTCATGCGCTGTCGGAAATGTTGGTCTTGCGCGGGTTTTATCCGGCCGGCGGCGGCGAGATTTCCGACGCCGTGCAGGCGGCGCTGAAGACGCATACGCCGGGTCAGGTGCTGGTGCCGATCAGCAACTGGGCGTCGTTCGGAGGCTCCAAGGAAGTCATTGTCTGGATGCCGATCGAGGCGGCAGCGCAGACGATTACGGCGCTGGTGGCGCTGCGCAAGGAGATCATCCAGGACATCTACCAGGTGATGGGGCTGTCCGACATCATGCGCGGGTCGACCGATCCCGACGAGACGCTCGGCGCCCAGCAGATGAAGCGCGAGTACGGCTCGTCCCGCATTCGTGACAAGCAGGCCGAGCTGGTGCGTCTGGCGCGGGATCTCAACGAGATCGTGATTGATATCATTACCGACAAGTTCTCGCCGGTGACGATCATTGAGATGTCGCAGACGCAGCTTCCCACCAAGCAGATGGTCGAGCGGCAGATCCGCGAAGTGATGCAGCAAATGCAGGTGCAGCAGCAGCAGGTGCAGCAGCTGATGCAGCAGCCGCAGATCCAGCAGATGGCGCAGCAGAAGCCGGAGATGGCGCAGCAGGCCATGCAGCAGTTTCAGAAGCTGCAGCAGACCGGCAACGACACGCTGACCAAGCTAAAGGAAAAGCCGACGATCGACCAGGTGCTGAAGTTCCTGAAGGACAACCGCGCCAAGGCGTTCGTGCTGGACATCGAGACCGACAGCACAATCAATATTGATGAGCAGTCGGAGAAGCAGTCACGCACCGAGTTCGTGCAGGTACTGGGCGGATTATTGCCGCAACTGTCGCAACTGGTGGCGGCGGAGCCGAACACGGCGGAATTTGCCGGCGAGTTGCTGAAGTTCGCGACAGCGCCGTTCCGCGCGGGCAGAAGTTTGGATGGTGCGATTAACGAGCTGATTGCGCAGCTTAAGACCAAGAGCACGCAGGAGCGGCCCGATCCCGAGAAGCAAAAGCTCGACATGATGCGCGAGATCGAGATGGCCAAGATCGAGGCCAAGAAGGGGTCGGACAGCGCCGACATGCAGCTCAAGGCGGCCGAGATCAAACAGAAGGACGCGCATAAGCAGGCGGAATTGCAGAACGCCCGACAGATCGAGGCCATGCGATTGAACGCCAAGCGCGGCGACCAGCAGATCAAGATGCAAGAGTCAAACCTCGACGCGATGCAAAGCCGCGAGGAGCATCAGATGAGCATGGTCGAGAACCAGCAGAAAATGCAGCTCAACCAGCAGAAGGCCGAGCAGCAGGCGCAGCAGCATCAGATCCGCGCCAACGAGACGATGCAGCGTGCGGCCGATCGGCGAGCGCAGCAGCAGTTCCGAATGACTAATGCACCGCAAAGGACGCCCTGATGGGCCTGCCGATCGTCATCGCCACCAACGGATACGGCACTCCGGTCGTACTGACGACGAACGGCACCGGCACGGCCTGCACGATCGCCACCAACGGCTTTGGCACGTCGGTTGTCATTAGCACCAACGGTTTCGGCATCCCGGTAACGGGGTTCACGATCGGTCCCGATACGACGGCGCCGGTCATTACTTCGTCGAACGCTTTGACGATCCCCGAAAACCAGGTGCTGACGCATTACCTGATGGCCAACGAAGCCGTCACCTGGGCCAAGGTCGGCGGGGCCAACGCGGCAGATTTCACGCTGGCGAGCGGCGTGCTGACGCTGCCTCCACAAAATTATGAGGCCGGAACCTCGAAGGTCGTGCAGGTGCAAGCGACCGACCTGGCTAGTAACGTCTCGGCTATCCAGACCATCACAGTCACCATTACCGACGTCGACGAGATCGCGCCGACCATCACGTCGGCGGCAACGTTTAGTGCGCCGGAGAACGCGGCCTACAACCACACGTTGACCGCCAACGAGCCGGTCACCTGGGCAATCGTCGGTGGGGCGAACGCGGCGGCTTTCTCGCTGGTAGGGGCAACGTTGACGATGGCTGCACAGGATTTTGAGGCGGGAATGACCTTGGTCGTGCAGGTGCGGGCGACCGACACCGCCGGCAACCAGTCGACAATCCAAACCATTACCGCGACCATCACCGACGTTGCCGAGGGCGGGGGGATTGGGCCGTTCACGCTGGCTTGGACAAGCCTTCCGAGCGAGCTTACCAACCTGGCCTTCACACTGACGCCCGCACCATTGGTCGGCGACAGTGTCACGCTCTATCTCGACAACGACGCCGGGGTGACGTCGCCGTTTGCGACCAGCGCGGCCAACGTCATTGACAGTGCCGAGGCAGCGTCGGGGGCGCTGACCTTCACCGGCATCACGACGCCGCTGTCACCGGGCCTGACCTACGCCAAGGTCAACGTCGTGCGTGGCGCGCAAAACGCCGACAGCAACATTGTGTCGCAGACGCTGACGGGGGACACAACCGCGCCGGTGCTGTCGTCTCCGACCGGCACCAAGACCGGCTCGACGACGGCAACGCTGACGGTGTCGACCAACGAAGCTAATGGCACGCTCTATGGCGTGCACAGCACGGCGGCGCCGTCGAAGGCGCAGATCAAGCTCGGACAGACGTCCACTGGCGCGGCGTCGTCATACGCATTCAATCAAGCAGTGACGACGACCGGGGTGCAGACTAAGAATGCCACCGGGCTGACGACGGCGACCAGTTACACCATGCATTTCATGCATGAGGACACGGCCGCCAATCAGTCGAATGTTGCCAGCGCGGCGGCGTTCACGACCGATGCAGGCACCTATATTGCCAACGCCGTGCGCTTCGACGGCACCAATGACTGGCTTAAGCGCGGCGGGGGCCTGACCGGCGCAGCCGACAGCCAGGTCGGCATTCTCTCGATCTGGCTCAAGATGTACAGCACCAATACGGACGAGTGGTACTTGTTCTCGGCGAATGGCAGTGCGGTCCTCTTCACGCGCGATAGCGGTGGCGCCGCCAGGCTGTTCTTCCCCGGCGGCATTGATCTCAGAAGCGCGGTGTCGTCGGTCACGATCGCCGCAGGATGGCGGCACGTGCTCATGGCGTGGAATGGCACGGTCGCGCAGTGCTACATAAACGACGTTGCGAGCACCAGCACAGCGACGCCGCCAAGCACGGTCATAGACTGGACGCAACCGGATTGGACATTCGGCGGGGATTACAACACGCCACCGACTAACAAGGTCAATTTCGACGTCGCCGACTTCTACCTCAACACGGCGACCTTCCTCGACATGACAAACGTCACCAACCGCCGCAAGTTTATCTCGGCGACGGCCAAGCCGGTTGATCTCGGCGCCACCGGCGCGACACCGACCGGCACCGCGCCGATCATCTATCTTGGAAACCCCTTCGGCACGTTCCAGAACAATCGCGGCACAGGCGGCAACTTCGTTCTTAGCGGGACGCTGACTGCTGCCGCCACAAGCCCGAGTGATTGATGGCAATCACTCTGACATTCACGCCAGCTGGCGGCGGTGGCACTGGCTTCCGTCAGGGCAAGCTTGGTGGCGGCGGTCACATTGCCGGCTTTGATTTTTCGCCTGACGGCAAGACGCGCCTGGCTCACAACGACACCACCGGCGGCTTTATCTGGCATTCGCCGTCGGGCTCGGCAAACCCCGTCACTGACGCGACAGGCTACTGGCGCAACCTGTGGACCACCAGCTCAGTGCCAGCCTATTCGCATTACACAAATCTGGGATTTACCGACTATAACGTTTACTCGATGGCGTGCGCGCCGTCTCAGCCGACGACGATCTATGCGGTTTGGCCGGGGGAGAACGACGGCGCCGCTATCTGCAAGATCCTTAAAAGCACCGATCGGGGCGTGACCTGGGCTTACACCGGCTTTGCCCCGGCGGGTTTTGGGCAAAGAGCCGGTCATCCCGGCGATCGTCTGTTCAAGCCGCACATGGGGGTCGATCCGCAGAACCCGAACGTGGTGTGGGTCGGTGATCACACCGGGCTCTGGTATTACACCTTCGATGGCGGCACGACCTGGGCGACTTTGTCGACGAGCCAGATCCCGCTGGGGGCGAGCGGGGCGCCGAATGGCGAGGTCGGGCCTAATCCACAGATCGCTTTTGATCGCAATTCGGCGCTGACCAGTGGTCGATCGTCGGTGTTGTGGATCGCCAACGGCTCACGGGGTGTCTACAAATCCAGTAACGGCGGAACGACCTGGACGGCGATGGCCGGCGGGCCGTCGTGGGTCGCCAAATTGCGCTGCGACGCACTTGGCCGGCTGTATGTCCTGCGTGCGGGTGCGACCACTTACGACGACCTGTATTGGCTCGATGGTTCGACCTGGACGCATTCCACCGTCCAGCCGAGCATCGCCGTTCACTTGTCCAGCTTCGATATCAATCCGTTCGACAACAATGAGATCATGGTCGTCGGGTCGCCGGGGCAGATGATGCGCTCGACCAACCGGGGCGTGTCGTGGACGGCGTTCTACGACCACGTTCCGACGCGCGTTGCCACCGACATTCCGTGGTTGGCCTATACGAACGAGGACAATCTCAGCAACGTCGACTGCAAGTTCGATCCGGTCGTCAACGGCCGCCTCTGGCTCTCTGGCGGCATCGGCATGTGGTATTACGACCGGCCGACGAATTTCGGTGCTGCGGCAACGGCGCAGACCTACACCGAGCTGACGCGCGGCAATGACGGGCTGATCGTCATGGCCTTGTGCAAGGCGCCAAGCGGCTCGTTACAATGCGTGGCGCAGGATCGTGTTGGCTTACGCCTGCCTAACACCGATGCTTATCCGGTGCAGGACGCGGCGCCGCCGGTTTATGGCAAACCGATCCGGCATGGCTGGTCGATCGACTACGCTGCTAATCCGAGCCCGCACACGACCTACATCGCGCGGACTTCCAGCGATGACACTTGGGGCTATTCAACCGACGACGGCGTGACATGGACGGGCTGGACGCCATCGAAGACGCTTTATCACGGTGTCATCGCCTGCTCGACGGCGACCAACAGCGTTCTCTTCGAGGGCTGGGACGGCAAGCAGTACTACACCACCAACGGCGGCACGGCGTGGAACCTCGTCACTTGGAAAAACACCGCCGGCACGACGCTATCGACGGCGTTCTTCTACGACGTGCCCGGCTTTCTCGGTTTTTACACTGAGCGCCGGCCGGTCTGCGCCGATCGCGCCACGGCTGGGACGTTCTATTGCTACCACTGGGATTACACCAACGGTACGGACGGCTTCTACAAGTCAACCGATGGCGGCGCCAACTTCCTCAAGACCGCGGCCGCTGTCATACCTGGCGCTTATGGCTCGGGCTCAAATCATCTCAAGATGGCAGCGGCGCCGGGGAAGGCAGGCCACGTCTTTCTCGCCACGGGCTATCACGGCCCGTCTTCCTTTCCCAATGGCACCGACCTGTATTTCACCAGTGACGGCTGGGCGACGGCGCAGACCGGCAGCTTTGGCTTCAGCACTGTGGTCAGCGTCGGCTTCGGCAAAGAGGCGTCGGGCAAGACCTATCCTGCGGTTTATGTCTACGGCATTCGCGGGGCTCAATATGGTCTCTGGCGCTGCACTGATTGGGACGGCGCCAAGACTTGGGAGTTGCTGACGACATCGGAGGCTTATAACGGCACGCTTGACCGCATTCGCGATGTGGTCGGCGATCTCGACGTTTATGGGCGTGTTTATCTGGCGTTTGCATCGACCGGCTATGCGGTCGGCGATACCGCTTAGGTGCTGTGATGGCCGAACGCGCGTTCGATCCTTATGACCCGTGGAGCGGCGGCATGGGGTCGCTGGTGGCGCCGGAACGGTACAATCCGTTTGAGGGGACGCTGCCGGGATCGGGCGAGCCGCCACTGCGACCGCAGGAAGCCCGCTCTTATACGCCGACATGGCGCGAGCGGGTGGCGCAGACCCTGCTGGGCGAGAAGCCGCCGAGCCCGGCGCGCAGCCAGTTCGTCGGCGGGCTGACCGGCTCGCGTGGCCTGCCCGGCACTGAGCAGTTGGGACTGGTGGACATCGTACCGTTCGCCGGAGCGGCCTTGGCTGGAGAGGAAGAATACAAGCGCAGCGGCGACGTCACCAACGCGGCAGCGTCTGCGCTGACAGGCGGCGGGGCGACCAAGCTGGCCATTCTGGCCGGGCCGATGGCGCGCACCGCCAATCATGAAATGTTGAAACTGGCCAACAGGCTGGAAAAGGAAGGACTATCCAAGAGCGACGTCTGGGACGCCACTGGCTGGGAACGAGGCGCCGACAAAAAATGGCGGTTCGAGATCCCCGACCAAACCAGCTACTGGAAGAAGAACCCGAACGAACTGCCGGGTGAAGCGGCTATTACGGGTCAACCTGCCATCATGGGCGAGGTGTTCGAGCACCCCGAACTCTACAAGGCCTATCCCGAACTTTACGGCGTAGACCTGAACGTTGCCAGCCGTCCCGGCTTCAGTGGCTCGTATCAGGGCGGCTTTGGCGACACCCCAACCGTCAATCTTGCTCCCGGCACGCCCGCCCGCATGCGCAGCGTCAACCTGCATGAGCTGCAGCATGCCGTGCAAGATCTTGAAGGGTTCGCGATCGGCGGCAGCAACATCGGCCTGCGTGCCAACACACCCGCGTGGGACATTTATCAGGAGCGGTTAAAGGCGATCCGAACGCCGACGCCCGAGGCCGAATTGCGCAAGGCGGGTGTTCTCGGAGAGAATTACACCTACGACGATTACCTGCGCGAGCATAAGCAGACGCTCAAGAATGACACGCTCGGGCTGGATCGCATGGCGCAGCAATACGCCGCTGATACCTATTACAAGCGCCTAGCGGGCGAGGTGGAAGCGCGCAACGTGCAGAAACGCGCCGACAGGACGCCGGAAGAACTGCGTGATGTGCCACCGCAATTCACGCAGGATGTCGATACTGACCAACAGTTCGTAAGGTTTCGCGAACCGATTGGGGCGTTGGTCGCTCCAGATCGCTACTTTCCATAACCGAGGAGGCGACCATGGCGACGCAGCAACCCGAGAACCGAAACCAGAAAGGCAAGGAGGGCGTACTGGGCGGCGTGCGCCAGGTGGCGTACCCGATCGAGCCCGACGCCGAAGGGCGTGAGAACAAGGAACGCGCCGAAGAGGTGCCGTTTGCCGCCCGCACCCGCTACCTCGTCCACCCGGCGGAGGGCCAAAAGCCGGTGCAGCGGGAGGAAAGCAAAGAAGACCTGGCGCTCAACCAGCCCACGCTCTTAACCGGCAACGAGGAAGCCGCCGAGGTCGCGGTCATTGGTGCCGACCGTAACTTTACGGTCACCCCCGCTAACCCGACGCCGCCGACCAACATCCCGAGCGCCGGCGAGACCCCGCCCAACACGCCCGAACTGGTATTGCCGAGAATTCACGGCATCGAGGACATGGAGGGTAACGAAAGGGACAAGGATGACCCCCGCACCGCTCGCACCATGTCGGTCGAGACGGAGGAGTGGCAGGACCCGAGCCGGTTCGCACCGCAGACGACAGGCATGCCGCACGAGGCGGCGGGCACTGAGATCGTCAACACGGTGACCGACGAGCCGATCGCTGAAGGCGAGGAGGGTGTGGAGCGCGTGGTCAGCGTTTCGGCCGGGCATGAGCCGTACGTCATCCGGCCTAACGTCACGCACCCGAGCAACGAGGTGAACTACGAGGAGCCGCAACTTCCGCCACCGACCCCAACACCGCCGGAGGGAGGCGGGGGGACCGAGCCGCCGCCAGCGCAGTCCACAATGGATCTTGAAAGCCTGCAGCCGTCCAGCGCGCCGGTCGGCGAGGGCTCGATCGCGCTGCGGGTCTACGGGACGGGCTTTACCGAAGGCTGTACCATCGTCGCCAACGACATCGATCTGCCGACGATCTTCGTCTCGGAAACCGAACTACTGACCAACGCATTCCCGGTGTCGGGGATAGAGGAGACAGTCAACATCGAGGTCGAGCGTGATGACGAGAGTAGCGACATGCTGACTTTCGACTTCACGGCGGCAGAAGAGGATCAAGAAACGCGCAGTTCACGCAAGCCGCAGCGTAAGCCGAAGCGGCAAGAGCCTAGAAAAGGCAAGAAGAACAAGCGATAAGCGCAAGTCATAGCCGTGGCGAAAGCCGCGGGCGGTCAGCCGGGGAGCTTACCGTGACTTTTGCCACCGCTGTGCGACGGCAGCGGTGGAGGGGGGATTGGATCGACAGCCTGAGCTAATCGAGGTCGAGCCGGGGCGCTGGAGGCTAGCGCGCCCGGAGCGGCAGGTGGCGCGCAGCGCCCTGCCTTGTCCACAGGTCATTACCGACACAATGCCGCCGACCGAGCAGGTCGACGGGCGGTTTTACACGTCCAAAGCCCAGTTTCGGGCAGTGGGACGGTCCTTGGGCCTCATAGAGGTCGGGACCGAGAAATTCACACCGAAGCCAAGAGCCACTGACGAGCCCGCGACCAAGGCGGCCCGGCGCCATGCGCTGCGCCGTGCGCTGGCGCGTGTCTGAACACCAACAGCCGGGAAACAATCATGTCCGACGTCGCCAATGCGCCTGCACCCGCAGCGCCATCACCCGCACCCGCGCCTGCGCCCAGAAGCGAGGTTGTGGTTGACCAGAACCCTATCAATACCCCTGCGCCGCTACGCAGCGAGGCGCCGCCGGCACCCGAGGGCGATAAACGCCCTGGAAGCCGCCGAGAGTCGATCCAGCGCGCCTTCGAGCGGGCGCAGGCCGAGGGCCGGCCAGGCCCGGCCAAAGCCAAGATGGGACATAACCAGCCCCCGGAGGAGACCAAGCTCGACCTGAAGAAGCCGCCCAAGCCGGAGC